AACCTGATATTCAATTGTTGAGTCTTGTGGTGTACCCAATACTTGGGCAATACCATAAGCACTCGAGTGAGGGTTCTTGGCTTTCCAGTTCCAAGCAGATTCTTTACCCCACAATTTAGCAAGTGCGTTCCATTCCTGTTGCGCATTCTTACCAAACATTTTATTAACTTTTTGTTTTGCGATTGATTGTGCTAACATTTTTGGACTCGGTAAAACAGTTTCTGTTTTTCCCATTGAAACCATAATTGGTTTTAACGGGTTTACTTTAATGAGCCACGCACCCACACCGTGGGGCAATGTTGCCACAAATATTGCAATCGCGGATATTGTTGATACTGTCGATAGTTTCATCTTTACTCCTCAATGGGTGCGGTAGCCTGCGTTCCACAGTCAGCGCACTCCATATCTAGAAAATACATCCCTATAGTGTTGTCTTCTGCGAAGACTACTTTGAGATTCCATACGAAACTCCCACAGATGCACACCGTAGTTGGATTACCACGGATATCCATCGCCTTGTCATAACTCGGTTTGAGTTCTGCAATAGGTTTAGCCATTAAGACCTGTCAGGTATATCAGACACATCCATAATCTCGGGATTAAACTGCAACCAATGAGCCGTATCCCCCGAAGGGTCTGCTTTGCCATATCGGTTCTTTACGGGCGCAACGGCTATATATCCTGGCGCGTTGGAACCTACCGTGCAAATCAGGGCAGGTAATTGCGCTACCATCCCCTGAAGCGCGCTCCGTGGTTGGCACGGATTACCTGAATACGACTCTTTGGTGTGATGCAGTACAAGCACAGCAGAATTGGTATCCCTTGCGAGATACTTCAATTCCTTTATTGTGGAGCGCATACCAGCAAACTCTTCTCCGCCATCATTAGAGATATCCATAAGGTTATCTATAACGATGAGAGTAGGGGCGCAACCCCACAACTCTTCAAAAGCAAGAACTTCTTGGTCAACATCAGCAAGCGAAGGCGCTGCTTCAAATGACCAGAAGATATGCCCTGAAGAATCATTTATTATTTTTCTTGATTCGGCAACATCCTTGACGAGCATTTCTTCTGCATCGCTTTGGGTCTTACCGCTTATCATTGACAGTAAACGCATAGCCATTGTATGCGCGTTTGTGTCGGCACTTACATACAGTGTTGGTACTTTGGCACGCAACGCCATAGCCAGTGCTAGTGTCGACTTACCAGCACCAGGGGTACCAGCAATCATCGATACTTCAGCACGTCTAAGTATAATCTTATGCGCTTCGAAAGTTCGGAACACGGATGGAAGTGGTTCGCCACCTATGTCCGCGCTGCCAACCGCACGGGCAAGGGTTCTCATTGGTTAGAATGTACTCCATTCAGGCTCATTACGCTTGAGGAATATCGGTTCGCACTGGTCAGGAGTTCCCTTTGGAGTTGAGCACATATATGCTTTCCAAGGACCTTTAGCGCTAGCGCCTTGTCTCTTAGTCATAGGACCGTGCTTACAAGCACGACCAGTTGGTGCGATGCTAGGTGTTGTTGTCTGTGGGACAACACTTGCTGGAATAACTGCAGTTACGTTGTTAATCGCCTGTTGTGTCGTAACAGGTGCTCCCTCAATAGAGGTAGCCATTGTGATAATTGCTCCCTCGGCTCCATCAGTACCGAGTACTTCGACTAGATTTCTCCTGAAATCGGAAAATGTATCTGCTCCGATTACAAAGATTCTCCCGTCGTTTAGTTTACTGCTGACTTGGAAGTTTGCCCCAGCCATTATTTCTCCTTTGTTGTCTGTTCGTTTTTGAACCCTGTATTGTCCCAAGCATCAACCATCTCATCCATAGTTCTACGGATAGGGAAGATGTCATCCACTATACTCACTAGACTTTGCTCCATTCATCCACTTGCAATATGATAGCACACCGCATCTTCCGCAGTTGCTAAAGTTAGGCAGAAATATATCAGCCTTACGTGCCTTATCGAATCCCAAGAATATACTCTCAACCTTATCAGGTTGGAGATGTTCAAGATTCCAAGTAGTAATACTACCAGTACGTGCATCCCAGAAGCCAGCCTTATCGACTGATACACCCTGCTTGTCTAGAGCCCAAGCGTAAACTGCTAGTTGCAGGGGATGCCTCTGAGATGACGCACCAGTTTTGATATCGACGAGCACCCTATTGCCGTCGTAATCAACCAATACACGGTCAATGGCAAGTTTGACCGTAGTATCGCCCAATGCAATCTCATATTGTTTCTCAATAAAATCTTCGTATACACTCCAACCTTTGTCAGGGTGCATAAAGTCTGCCCAGCGGTCTAGCATCCACGAGCCTTCGCCATACCACCAAGAGATATCTTCACGACCACGAAACTCCCAAGTGTTCATATCGCCGTGGAGTGCTTCGTCTTCTTTAATCTGATTGAACCATACATCGTTCCATAGTTCATCATTGTTATTGGTTTTACCAAAGTCTAACTTATCGAAACGTTCGGTAGCCTTATGGACAGCAGACCCACCCGTAAACCATACTGCGTGTTTCTCGGGTACGCCTTGTAGTTTTGTTAGGTTGTATTTCCAGCCACATTCTTGCCAAGTATTGAAGGAAGAATATGATATATGTTTAGGTAATTCGCTCATTCCTCAAGGCTATCACAGTCACATAACTCCCCGCAGGTTAGGCATCCTTGCCCCAACCAGTCCCCTTGAAGTGAATAGGATTCGCCGAAAACACTTTGAATAAAACGCTGCCACAATGAACGCATTTAATTTCCTGACTCTTATCAAACGGAAGGGTTAATTCTTGGACGGTATCACAAGTCCTACATTCGTAATCGTATGTTGGCAATTTCGCTCCTATATGCCTGAACCCCAGATTCTAAGAAATGCCCCCCCTACCCCCCCATAAAAATGAGGTGGCGAGGAGGCTGGGTTAGGCTATGCCGTCACCCCGTCATCTGAAGTTTCTGCCCCACGGTTTCCCGTGAAACAATATTAACATATAAATATTTTTCCCGCATATAAAGAAAATAGACCCCCATCCTATGGGATTACCACAGGTAGGGGGTCAAAGTGTCTAAAAACGCCCTTAGAAGGCGTTTAAAGGGCTACTTAGCGCCTCTGCCAAACTCGCTAGCAGATGGGTCTAGCCACTTAAGGACAGGTCCGAGGAAGCCAGCAAGGGCTGCTGTTCCCAGCACCTTTAAATTAGTTTCTCCAGCAAGGTATAGTGCGACTGCAGCGGATGCTGCGGCACGGAACCAAGTAAGAGATACTTGTTTGAATTGTTCCATTAGATTGCCTTTCGTTTAGGTTTATGAATAGGACAGCACGTGCATACTATCCGTGGTTCAGATGCTAGCACTTTTTTCTTAGGTTGGGGGGTAAGGTTAGCCAAGACCTGATTCAGGACTTTAGGCTGGTTTACCCACCAGAACCAAGGGCTAGTGTCATTAGATTTATCAGAGTTGATAGAAATATGGAGATGCTTAGTGTGAGGGTTACTACCGCTATAAGGGCGATTACCAGACTTAGCCCTATCACGGGACCAGATTTTCTTATTAAAGATAAGATAAGAGACTCGTTCGTCCTCTTTAAGTTTTTCAAAGATAACAGCACAGTCTACCCCTTTATCAGGGTCGTGGGTCAAATCGACTGCTAGCCCAGTATTGTGGTCCGAATTCGGACTGGCTTTCTGATGCGCTAACGAAGGCAACAACCCGTCTGACAGTTTCTTGCGCTTCGGAAACAACGCTGTCGCTTGACGGAGCACAGCAATAGCAGCAGGTGACGCTACTTTGGCTACAGGCTTCATTCATTTCCTCAATGCTTCCTTGACTAAATCGGTCAGTAATTCTACTTTTTCCTCTAATGAATTAACTTTATCCTTAAGGCTAGAGCCCCCATTGGGGCGTAGTTCATATAGATAATGCTTGACCATCCAGCGCACAGCGCCAGCAAATCCAGCAATTAGGGTAAATACGGCTACGGCTAGGCCAGCCCATTCAGTAGGTGTCATTATACTGTCCTTATAGTGATAGTGATTATGCCTCCAAAACCAGAAAAACCTCTATCTGGTGGAGTCATACGGTTGAATTGGATTTGTTCTACAACGCATTGGCGAAACTCGCCAGTTATTAAATCCTGAAAAGTAAGAACATCTCCGTTTTCTTCAACGGCTTCGAGCGCATTGATTCTATCTTTGGCTCTACCTTCGTATCCTGTTAGGACGTTATACTTATCGGTCTCCACGTCAAAGCAATAGACGGGAAATCTAATTACTCGCTGTCTAGGTGTAGCGATAGTAGCCTTAGCCTGGTATCCTTTAAATGTAGGACCTA